ACGGACAACGGGTTGTTATAATGTTTAATTGCAAAGAATAACCAATTTTCATGGTTCAGTTCACTTATATTCATTCATCAACTATCAAATGTTAGAGTTGCTGCACCGTTAGAAATTTGTTCTTCAGTACCACCAGCAGAGTTGATCTTAACTCTGTACTTGTAACCATCTAAGGTAGCACCACCAAGTCCAGTGTAGCCAAGTGTGGCTGTAGTGAAGTTAGTGTAAGTAATACCTGTGTCTGTGTCAGCAGCAAGGTTAACCCAACGCTTACCAGATGCAGTTTGACGCTGCCACTGATATGTAAGAGTTCCAGGTGTTCCTGTTGTACTTGTAGCAAGGTTCGCAAACGTACCAGCACCAGAAGATGATGTGGAGTTAGCAGGTTGTGTAGTAATAGATACAGAAGATGCAACATCAGCAGCAATTGTATCATCAGCAAGGTCGCCAGATACACCAGCAGCAACAGATAGAGCTGCTACGCACTCTGCCTTGTGACGTGTGTTACCACCAGCATCAGTGTAGGTTCTATACACCCACCAACCAGGTGAATTAATACCACGAGATTTGTTCTCAGCAAGAGAACCTTCAGTTGCGTCAGCAAAAACTAAGTTATAGCTATTGCTATCTCCACCAACAATTACAAATTCTGCAACGTGTTTTGGAGGTGTACGCTTGATTACACTAGCACCTGCAAGACTATTATTCGTAGCACCTGCATATACTTTATGTAATTCAATACTTGTTGTACTTGTTATCGTCTTAACGATGTAATTAACACCAGCAATTTCAAGTACATCACCACCGACTACGGTGTCGGCAGCATTTTTTGTTACTGTAGCGTCATTTTGTGTGACAGCAACAGTATTGGAGAATGCAGCAGCATCCGTAGTTCCAATAAGTGACATCTTTATTCCTCTGTGAGTCGGTCTATAGTTCTAAGTTTTATTTATAAACGCTATTCTTTTGCAGCGATTGCCTTTTTGACAGTCTCCAAAAGTTTATCGTCCATATCTGTTTTAGTTAACTTGACTGCTTTATCAAGTATAGCTATACAGATTTCAATAAGTTTTTCGCCAAGCTCCTCGTTGTCAGGAACCTTGCTTACTGCATCAAAAATTATTTTCTTTGCAAATGGTAGTAGAAATGAAAGCATGATAATCAAATATATGTAGAATTATTTATAATTTTTCAAAAATCCTTCTGAACCACCACCTTTCCATGGTGAATGTTTATCTACTGCTAATCTATACATCTTCTCATGTATACTATCATGATCTTCCGAAGTCATCGGTCCATCTTCTGTCGCTATTGGCATAAGATCTAGTGGATTTATCTTATCGTCAAACCATTCATCATAAGGTACCTTTCCTGGTTCGGCGTAATAAGTCATACTAGCTATTGTCGGGTTTACTTACCATACCTTTCTCTCCATCTCTGATGGTAGGCATGATTTCTACAGTTCCTTTCTTCTTTTTACTGTACTTTTTTTTATCTTTACAGGCTTCGTTGAATTCTTGGAATGTTTTCATTTTTTATATGACATAATTTTAGCAATCTTTTTATTCTTATATCCTTCCTCAGCTTTTACTGGTTCTTCTGATACTTCCTCTTCTTTAAGATCTTTCTTCTTGCCTTTCCATCCATCCTTTGTTCTTTCAAGAACATAAACTTCTCCATCAACTTCAACCTCTTCTCTTTCTAGAACATCTGTCTCTTCGTTAGCAGCACCTGGGATATCTAGTTGTGCTTTAGGTGATTCTTTCTTAGCACTCTTCTTTTTCTTGGTAGTATCTTCTATCTCAGCACCATGTGATTGTGGATCCATTCCAGCAAAAGGTTCTTCATGTAAGTTAAGATCAACTGGATCTGTGTTCTGGAAGCAATCGCCACCCATCCATTGACCATACTGTTCCATCAAACCTGAGGAAAACTCATCATTATGCTTGACGGTATTAACTGTTTTTTGCTTCTTCATCTTTATACCAAGAGGTTCTCTTAAGGTTATTTATAGCTCTTATGTTCTTCATCCATTCTCGGAACATGTTTCCTTCTTCAGAAATAACAATAGCATAATTACCACCAACACGATGGATGCTACCCTTTACTCCTGTGCGTGAAGACATAACAACATCACCTTCTTTGAAGACGTGCTGTTGTCTTTGCTCCTGACGGAGTGCTTCTTCTCGTAGTTTTTTAAAATCAATCATTTAAAATTCTTAGGCAAATTTGCCACTATCTCACTCATGAGAACACGACAATCATTATCAGACAATGCTCTAGGTATACCAGATCTGAAAGATTTGAAGTCACTAGCAAATGCTGCTCTTCTCATTTTAGTTCCAGATATTGAAAAGGTATCACCATCTGCATCTCTACTACCAGAAGACTGAATATCAATCTTCCTAAAAGTGAAGTCTTTACCATTATATTTATGAATCCACTGCATAGCGTTAACTCTATCAGATCCTACAAGCATTATAACCTCATCATATCCGTCCATCATTATATGTTGTAATATTGCTACTGGTTCTTTAGGTCCACTATACAATTTACCTTTATGAAATGGAAACATTTTATTCATGTAAAATAATTTCCTGTCAGGTGGTAAAGGATTAGTTCCTTTCGCATCATGTGACTGTGAAAGATATATTCTATAGTCATCTGAACCAGCTGCTGCCTTTACACTATCAAAGTTGGCCTTATGTCCTGTAGTAGGTGGTTGATACCTACCAAAAGTAAAATAACATCTTTTGGTTTCTAACGCCATGACTTTGCTAACGTGAAGTTATTGTAGGAGAACTCAAGACGGTTAACAAATTTGATCATGTCTCCATCTTTATGTAGAACATAACCTTCAGGATTAGTAACCTTATATCCTTTGTCTGTTTGAACAAAAGTTCTAAAAGTTTCTAAATGATCTAACTTATCAATAACAAACTGCTTAATTTCTTGAAGTTCTTTATAGAGATGAAGCATTGCTTTAAACTTCTCAGCATTATTCATAAGATAGTTCTCACTATCATATATCAATTTCTTCTTAGCAGCTTGTGTTGTAGGTTGCTTTAAGTTATCAGCCATTGGTTTGACTTTACTATGATAGAAGTTAGTCAAGTCCTCAAGTGCTTGTGTTGGATTTGATATGTTACTATTCTTTTTAATCTGAGCATTAAAGAATTGTTTTATATAAGAAGATACATGCCACTTAGCATCACCCTTAGTACCAGACAGTTGAGTCAATTCATCTAAGAAATCACCACACTTCTTACAATCTCTTTCTATACAAGAAACCATACCATCAAACTTTCTTTCTTCAGAATGATTCAATCCTACCTTATGCATAGGAGTATCATTTTGTATACAAACAACATCTCTGCTAGAATTAACTTTAGCACCTGCTCTAGCAGTCATGGTTGATATATCCCACCCATCTTTTTCTCCTCTGTAATGAGTATGAAAAACTACTCCAACCTTTGCTGCACCAACTGCTTTTCCTATTGGATGATCTACTGGTATACCATAGGTAATTGTATTAGGTGTAAATGTATATAACTTCTCACCATGTATAGTCTCAGTCTTTCTAGTAGCAGCAGTGAATAAGAAATCACCTTGTATCACACCATCAATACCCAACTGTGAAAAATGTTCTAAAGCAAGTTTCAAACCATCTGCTAAATTACCTCTCTCACCATACCACTCATCAATTTGATCTGGTCCATAACATATCTTAGGATCAGTCTTTGCAAATACAGACTTAGTTCCTACAAAGAAATGTCCATTGGCAGGATCCTTACCACATATAATAGAAGGTGCTCCATCCCACTTAGTTTGCATATAACCTGTACTGTTATCACACCCAAGCATCTTTCTTAATTCCTTAAGAAAACTAACCGCAGCCTTACATCCCTCAACTCCATAGTTGAGCATCTCATCTTCCAGATGTTCTAAATGTTTTAACTGTTTTACGTTAGCCATTAGGATACTTTAATGTACGGTGCAGACTTATCAGATTCTGATGTAGCATACAAATATAGTTTTGTAGCAACCTTATTTGCATCAGTAGTATTTGTAGTTCTCATAATATCAGCAAAGACAAGACCAAGATACTTAGCAAACTTCCATTTCTTATCTTTCTTTGAAATAGCATCCAAAGTTATAACTTCACTATCCTCAAAGATATTTTTATTAGCATTAGCTAATTTAAAAATCTTATTATCTAATGTGTCAGCAGCAGATGCAATTGCTGATGTTTTATTAAATCCTGTCTTAACAAACAGTCCATTGGATTCACCTAATGCTGACTTCAATACATTATCCAATACACCACCACCTATCTTACCGTGCTTTGCTGATTCACCCATGACCTCACCTTGCCATGTTTTACCAGCAGTATCAGTAGCACGGAACTGTACTTCTATATCACCTGGTGATGCTGTAAAGTATACATCCATAGAACCAAATAAACTCTTAGCTCTCATACCAGTGAATCTTCTTTCTTGTTTTGCTGCTCCTCCTATGAAATTCTTCTTAGATATAGTTGCACCACCAGAACCAATACCTTTTAACGATACACCAATTAATTTCTTATCATCAATCAACTGCTGCATCTTGGCATTAATATCAGCAAAATTTGCAGTAGATGTAATCTCTTTTCTATCAAAATCACACTCACACATGTACATATCAGCAGGTGTCCATTTGTTTAGATTAGAAAATGGTCTGCCTTCTTCCTTATTAACTTTCTTAAAATGTTTCTCAACTACATTTACAATATTCTTTCCTCTATAAAAATGGAAGTGAGGATTCTTAAACTTAGCAGAACCATTTAATGCATTTGCTGTCTTAATAGTAGACCTCATCCAATCTGCATTGTTATTCAAAAACTTAAAAGTATCTTCTTGTGATGCAGTTGTTTCTACAAGAGATTTAACTTCATCAAAATCTTTTTCTTGTAATGAATAATCTTCAGGCAATCCATCATGCTTATAAGCTAGTGCAGTCATCCAACAAGCAGCACTTTCAAACATCTCTGTTGCTTTTGCACCAGCACCCGATCCTGTATTACTTCCAAACTCAGGAGTCTTTATAATTTTCGTAAGACCTATCTTACCTAATGATTTTGTTTTACCTATCTTTCTGCATTCTAATACAGCACCCTTACGACCACCATATCTATTTCTAAATGAATCCGACTTAGCAACAGAATCAAATGGGAGATCTCCATTAAAGACATCTTCCATATCATCCAACATTTTTTTAGGGGCAGTTAATAATACACTACCATGATTCTCTACCTTCATCTCCCTACGCATCATGATGTTAGAAAAAACCACTAAAAGATACAGGTCACCTTTTGGATTAACCTGTCCTAATTTTTTCCACGATACGCTAGCCATAACAACCCATTGTACTAGGGAGTATTTATGTTATACCCACCTATTCATCACCAACTCTATAGTTCCATCCTTCATTTTCTCTTCTGCAATTCTAAAACCTTTACTTACAGCTTGATCAACAACTAAATGTCTTGCATACTGTTGACTAACCTTATCAATAAATCTACTAACTGGAACATCTAAATTCCATGTATCAAGTTCTGCAACTAATTCATAAGTTCCTGTATTCTTATTCAATCTAAATCCAATATCATTACTAAGAGCAACATCAACATTCCATTGCTTGTGATCATGATCAGCAGGATTATCTAACAAGACATTCTCACGTGCCTTATAACTCAAAGTATTCAATGCTTTAACAAGAACTTTCTTATCCTTTAGTTTGGTCTTGATTGTGCTGAAGTGTGACATCGGATACTTTCTTTTGTGATTTATAATATTCTTGTTTATGTATACGACCTGAAACTGTTCCTAAAGCTTCCTCTATTTCTTTTGTAAGTCTTTCACATTCATTACCAACAGTACCTTGTACTTCTTCTGTTACAGTACCGTCTTGACTAATTTTAAATTTAATTGTTTGTTGTTCTGCCATGCTTCCTCAATCTATCTTCTTCTAAAGTTCTATCTAGGATTAATTTAATGTCCCTTAATGATGCTTGTAAGATAGCATCATCAGCAAGATTCTCAAATAAATCTTCAAGGTGACCAATATGCTCATAACAAAAATGAACAGTAGCTTCAGTGTTTAATCGCATATGTCATCTATAGTGAAAAGACTTTTTAATTCTAAAGCATAACCCTCAAAGAAATCTGGTTCATATTCTTTTCTATCTACAATAGTTATAACACGATCAACAGTATAATCTGCTTCACGTAATTTATCTACTGCCTTTAAAACAGATGCACCTGTAGTAACAACATCTTCCAAGACTGTTACTTTAGTTCCAGAAGGTTTAGATGGTCCTTCAATCCATGCACCAGTACCATGTCCTTTTGGTTTCTTTCGTACAATGAAAGCATCACATGGTTTCTGTACCATCCATGCTGACAATGCAACACCTGCTACTAAAGGATCAGCACCAAGAGTAAGACCTGCTACTGCTTCAGTATCATCTTCTAATAGATCTACCATCAAAGGTGATACTAAAGATAAACCATAACCAGATAAAGTAACTGGTTTGCAATTAACATAGTGAGGACTCTTCTTACCAGAAGATAATTTATAATCTCCTCTACGATAACATTCTGTTTTTAATAAATGTAATAATTCAGATTTGTTTTCGTGAGGAAGACTGAACTGTGTGAGTAATTTCATCTATGAGGATTGTAAACATAAAGAATAATAAGTGTTGATGATATAACACATATCGTAATTAATGTTATGATATGCAACATTAGCGATCTCCTTTAGCACGAACTTCTGATTTCTCTACAGAGAATGATCCACCTGGATATCTCTTCTCTAATTTTTTAACGTTACCTCTAATAACGTCATCAAATGACACTTCAAGTGCCATACAAGCTTGTGCTACGTACCACATAACGT